AGTGTTGACGGGCCTGCTGTGATTTTACCTTCGCCGTCAATCTTGACGTGAGTGCCGTTGATTGTCACCCAATGTTCTGATTTGTAGTTCGCTCGTTGCATCTGCTGCAAATACGATTTGATCTGTGATGGCCTAATGATTTCGCACGGCTCAAACAGTGGGCGTGTTCCGTATGCGATCTGCCCTATCATGGGGTCGTAACTTACTGTCAAGACTTCCATTATGCCTTTGCTCCTGATTGACGTGCGGCTTGCTTTTCTTTTTTAATCCTGTCAATGACCCTCTTCAGGTCGCCGACTTTGTATCCATATTCAGTGGCAACGCGAAGTATTTGTTGATCTGAATACTTTCCGCTTATCGCCCTCTTGGCAAGTTTTTCAATCGTCACATGATCCAGCCCAACCATCGCAAATCGGCCAAACGAATCAATTGTTTGACCTTGCCGATATTTCGCTTGGGACATTTCCCACTCCGCATCCGTGATCTTCGCTGCCTCAACCGCAGCTTTTAATGCTTTTGATTCGCTTTCAAAAGGATTTTTCGGAATGTATTCGCCTTCCGCGTCATCGTTTGGTTTATCGGCGTTACCGTCAAGTTTCGCTGACTCTTTCGCACTTTCTGGAATTGCTCGTCCTCCGCATAGCCTATTACCTTCGCCATTTGGAAGCGGGGGAAGATTTCGGATCGCTCGTAGTTCGTCATAGGTGCAGATCCCAGCGTTGACGTTGTTGGTGAACTCCTTCTCATCTTGGTCCTTATCGTCCATGATAGGCGCGTCGATCTCGATCGTAAGATGGTCCCCAAATTCAGGTGCGAGGTGCATGGAATCTGACTCGGCCAGCATATTGCAAAGCGGTTGAATCGCCCCAAGTCTCCATGCAAGCATTGAAGCGTAGTACGCCGCATAAGCCCCAGGCTCTTGAATCCCGATCGCTACTGGGGGCGTGTGATGCAATGCGAGGATTGCAGATTTAACGTCGTCCCATGCCTCTGTGAAACACATCTCACGGGCATCGGTACTCAATTGCGTGACGGTCGTTCCGGACTGCGCAACAATCACTTTGCCAACATTGTCAACGCCTCCGTATCGCTTCGTTAATTTCATCTGAATCCGGTCCACTTCATCTTGGTCCGGCGCAGCGTCTGGCGGAAGAGTGTAAAGAATTGAACCATCAACGCCGTTTCGCAGTTGCGCTGCGCGGCATCGATTAACTCCCTGCTCTGTGTCAACCCACTCGGCTCCGGCTGAAATCGGACTTTGCCCATCATCAAACCACCAAGCGTGAGGATATCTAATCACTTGCACTTGGCGTGCGTCAATGATTTTTCCTAGTAGGTTTACCCAAGTTGGAGACCCTTCCGTGAACCCTTGATCGTCGAGTGGAATGTATCGAGATGAATAGCCAGATACTCGCCATCCTCCTAGCGGCATTTCCAGCGTCTTCATGACGGGGGTTGTCATTGCCGTTGGGAGAACATACCTCTGGCACGTCGTACCAGCGATGCTAGGCACGTTCCACACCAAGCAACTTCCGGTCAACCGCAATTGCAGTGCTTGCTTGAATCGAAACATTCCTCCTGACTCGTGTGGATTCGGGGTTTTCATCAACTGAAATAAAGGATGATACCCAGGAACTTCCTGAACGTCGGAGTCTTTTGTTCCGTAGACCGCTTTGTACCGTTCAATGGATTTGAATCGAGACTTTAGTGCTTTTCTCCGCGACCCAGACTCATTGTCTTTGTCGATATAAATCTTCACGTCCGCCGCTGCACACTGATCTGCGATTGCTGAAATTACGACGTGATTGAATCCAGTGTAGTGATTGACTTCTTCGCGGTGGTCAGTTGCCCACGAACCCGCCAACGCTCCACCAAGCATTTGCCGCATCCCAACGGCAATTTGGTTTTTCATAACCGCATCCAGTTGAGACTGTCGTGGCTTTAAAAAGTCGAACCATCCCATGTTATATCCCTATGAAAACAGTACGCCGACCATCCGGTGGCAGTGGCATTACGATCAAATCTGAATCGTCATCTTCCATCATTGACTGATATCTGTTCGGCGACGAACGATCGTCTTCGCTTTCCCCGATTCCAATCACCACATGTTGTTTTGCCGACAATTCCGCTGCCGCGTCAGCACAAGCATCGCATTGATCGTCTGCATATCCTTTTGTCGGAAACGCGTCTAGTTCTTGCGTTAGTGCGGCGTTCCAAGGTGCTCGAAGCATTCGAACATTTCCTGCGTTTAACTGTGACGCAAAACCGCTTCCTCGCGTCTCCTTGTCGCCTCGAACTGACAGCAACTTGACGTTGTGGCCCGCCAGCATTCTCACCAACCTCTGTCCGTCTGACTTTCCTGCGGCCCCAGGGTCTTGCGGCAATCTGATCGTGCATCGGCCATCAGTTTTTGCACAATTTAAGATCTGATTATCTCGGTTGCTTGATTCCCATTGTCCCCGAACAACGTCAGCGATGTACAAAAAACCTTGGTTGTCTTTTCCGAGTTTGGCTCCGACCGTCCAGTCGCCAGCACCTTCCGTCGCCGCTAAGTCCCATGCCCGGCAATACCTCAGACCTGCGGGAAGAGTGTCCACAATTTGAATTTTCCCGACCTTGTAGAACATTCCAGCTTGTGCCTTGATGTTCCAGTTGCCCTCTAACAGCCGTTTTCTTTCCACTTCCGGCAACGCAAGCAGGTTTCCCCTGTAGTTCGGATCCAGTTTTGCCATTGTCGGATTGTCTTCAAGTTTTGCGGGAATGAACGTGAGTGATTTGGGAGTAATGTCTTTCATCCCATCAAACTTGATAATCAATTCGTCTGCTGAATCAGCCCAATGAAGTTCGTTGTTCACACGGACGAACCACCGAATGACGCCAGATCGCTTTGGAATTGCAATCCCGCTCACTGGGTCAATCCACCAATCAATCAGCCGTCGCACCCACCCGCCAGTTGGATCGTCTGCGGGAACTGGGTTTGTGGTCGCTCGAATGTATGGCCTGATTCCGCATGTGGACCGGTTTCGAGACATAAGATACCAGAACTGCGATTCCTCAAAGTGCGTCAGTTCGTCAAACGCAAGGTACGCGATTGCTGATCCTTGCCACGACCTCGCGTCGCTTGCGTGCTGTAAGTGGCGGAACAAAATCTTCGCACCCGAATCGAAGTGCCATTCCAAATCGCCTGTCTTAGGACTCTTATTTGTCAGTAATGGGTAGATGTTAAGTGATTCGTCCCACAGTCCTCCGGCGTTTGTGATCTGTGGAGATGTTCGGCGAAAAATGACAGCGTGATACTTCGGATTATCAATGTTCCTCGCACCATCAACGAGCAGTGCCCAAGATTTCCCGCCGCCTGCTTGGCCACCGTAAATGGCAATATCTGCCCGTGAGGACAGGAATTTAGTTTGCGGCCCTTTGTGGGGTTCAATCGTTTTCGATGACATTGATTTCAACGCTTTCCCTGCCGTTTGATGGCAACACTAACACCCGTCGATTGTCGATGTTGATTTGCGTTTTGTTCTTACCTTGGTCTTCGGCGTGATGCTGCCGAGTCATGTTTTGAGATTCCATGCTGAGCAGTATTGCAGCCGCTCGAATTGCGTTACTGTCTGCAATTGATTCAACGTCCTGAATTCCGGTTGACGTAGCAACTGCCACTGTGGTTTTCTTGGCGACTTCTATCATTCTCTGAATCAGAATTTCTTTCGTTTGGTCGTCAACCTTCCATCCTCGCCTGATCGCCATGTTGATCATGCGAAGATCTTTCGCCATTTCACGATTGTCTTCTAGGAACGGTTCGATTTCTTTTTCACTCATGATTAACTCGTACTCCTTGTCACGTCCCCTGTCACTGACAACACTCCGTTGATTGGAGTACTGACTCCAGATGATAGCACTGTTTGACAATCCCACAAATAGTCCAATAGCGGAATTGTTGCGGTTGTTGCCGCCGATAGTGTCAAATTGACTGCGCCTGTCGTGGCGTTTGTCACGGAAAGTTGTGCAGTTCCGACTACGGTCGAGCTTCCATTGAGAATCAACAGCCCGCTTGATTCGCTGACTTGAAGAATTGCTTCGGAATCCAAATCGCTCACAGTTTTCTTGGCCGTAAACACCAATCCTGTTCTGCCAGTAAGGCTTCCCATAATCGGCAAAGCAACTGTCAGGGTGTCGCCGCGCACTGCCGTGATCTGAGCCGCTAGGATCGAAGCCTGAGCCACCGCCGAAGGAATTGTGACGTAATTGACGATTGTTCCAGATACAGTCGCATTAACGGTATTGTCAGGGTTGACTTTCAGTTTGTTTGCCGCGCCATCGACATACAGTATATTCGCAACTGCTGTTGCAATTGCCGAGGAAGTTGGTGGTGCTGTCGCCAGAGAATATGCCGTCTTGTCATTGTTTGTGGAGACTGTGATTCCGGTTGCTGTCGTGATGTTCGTCGTGCTGGCAATCGTCGAGGGGAATGTCACGGCTGCGGATGCGTTGGCAGATTGTGAGGCAACTCGCTTCACGTCCACGGCAATCGGCTTACAATCCAGTCTTAAAACAATCGGCCCCATATTTGCCGCACCAGACAAATAGACCGTCACGAATGCCTCAGTGCCAGAAACGACGTTTGGCAAGTCCAGCCTGTACACGCCTTTCATCAGGGAAGAATCGACTTCGACGAAGCCTCCCGATACCCACGCCGCCCCAACTGTTTGAGTGACGAGGGAAAACGATGTGACGGTTCCGCTTGCTCCGATTCGATATGCTGCCTGAATCCCTGGCGAGTTATGCAGTAATCCAGCCAGTCCGGCTCCGACAGTTGACGACGTGTCGTTGGCGAAAAGGTCGATGCTTTGCGACGTTAGTCCGAAATAAATGTATTCACTCATGCCGCAAAGCCCCCTGTCATATTTCGCTGAAACATAACACCACCACTTGAGTTTGTGACAGCGTCGATTTTAGGAACAAGCGGAAAAACCGCCAATTGATTGTCAGTGAATGCGATGCTGCTCGGCGATGTGGTCGCAAACAACAGTCCTGAGTATGACTCGCGAATTGCTTGCGTAGAAAATGTCGGAACAACCTGCGTTGTGAATGCGGTTGCAGATGTCATATTTAAAACGAATCGATACTGCGTGCCGGCAGTCATTGACAGCGATGCTGATAGCGGGACGAAATGCGCAAACACATTGCCCACACTTGATGCCAGTTTATCCACCACAAAC